TCTCTACAACTTATTCTACGATGTATTGAATGTTGAATTTAATTTAAGTTGGTGGATCAGAAACATGTGTAAATACGGTGATTTCTTTTTAAAGTTAGAAGCTTCAGAGAAATACGGTGTTTATAACGTAATTCCTTTTGCTGCATTTAATATCGAAAGACAAGAACATTACGATCCAGAAAATCCAACTGCTGTTAGATTCAGATACGATCCTGATGGATTAGCTGCTGATACTTACGGGTATTTTAAGACTCCAAACCAGCACGATGCTAAGTCAATCTACTTCGATAACTATGAAGTAGCTCACTTCCGTTTATTAACAGATGTAAACTTCTTACCTTACGGCCGTTCTTATATTGAACCTGCTCGTAAATTATTTAAGCAGTATACTTTAATGGAAGATGCTATGTTAATTCATAGAATTGTAAGAGCTCCTGAAAAGAGAGTATTCTATATGAACGTAGGCGGTATTCCTCCTGCAGAAGTAGAGAACTTTATGCAGAAGGCTATCTCTAAAATGAAGCGTACTCCTTATATTGACCAACAAACAGGTGAATATAACTTAAAGTACAACATGCAGAACTTAATGGAGGATTTTTATATCCCCATGAGAGGAAATGATACATCAACTAAGATCGAAACATTAGGTGGATTACAGTATGACGGTATTACTGACGTAAATTACTTAAGAGATAAGCTGTTTGCTGCATTAAGAATTCCAAAAGCATTCTTAGGTTACGATGAGAAGTTACAAGGTAAAGCAACTCTCGCTGCCGAGGATATTCGCTTCGGTAGAACAGTAGAGAAATTACAAAGAATCATAGTTTCTGAGCTTTATAAGATTGCATTCGTGCATCTATACATTCAGGGATATAGAGATGAGTCATTAACCAACTTTGAATTATCATTAACAACCCCTTCTATCATCTACGATCAAGAAAGAGTAATGTTATTGAAAGAGAAAATGGAGTTAGCTCAAACAATGATGGACTCTCAATTAATTTCCTCTGACTGGATCTACGATAACATCTTCCACTTAAGCGCAGATGAGTATGATGAAATGAGAGAATTAGTTCTCCAGGATGCTAAGCGTAAATTTAGAGTATCTCAGATTGAAAACGAAGGAAATGATCCTTTAGAGACTGGAGAAACTTACGGTACTCCTCATGATATTGCTACATCTTACGGTAAAGGTAGAGTCTACGATAGACCAGGTTCAGTACCTGCTGGATATAATGAAGATGAACCTCAAATGGGTAGGCCAGAAGAGAAAGCTTCAAATATTAATACTACTAACGATCCTCTAGGATTAGATAGATTAGGTAGAAAAGGAATGAAAACTGATGACCAGCAAGGTTACGGTAGAGATAATACATCACCATTTGCATTAGAGAATACTAAGAAAGAATTCGTAAAACACAAGAAAATTCTAGATAGCTTAGCTCCTAAAAAGATGATTTTCGAATCAGAAAGAAAAGCAAACGGTTTATTAGATGAGAGTCAAATCAGGGAATAAACATTTAACATATATTTATTATAAAACCATCGATAGATGTCAATAAAACATTCAAAATTTAAAAACACAGGGCTTCTTTTCGAACTTCTGGTAAGGCAGATCACCTCTGATACTTTAGAGGGGAAGAATTCTGCCGCCATTAATATTCTTAAGAAGTATTTTGTTAATACAGAATTAGGGAAAGAGTATAGACTTTACGAGCAGGTAACAGCTTATAAGAATCTTACAGAAGCTAAAGCTGACATGATCATCAACACCCTTGTTGAAGCATCAACTAAGTTAAAAAGATCTGAGATTAGAAAGCAGAAGTATAACTTAGTAAGAGAGATTAAAGACAGTTACAATGTAGAAAAATTCTTTAAAGCAAAAGTGACTAACTACAAAGTATTTGCAGCTTTAAATAACCTTATTGAAAATCAATCATCAGAAAAGGTAGCTCCTGAGACTGTCATTAATAATAAATTAACAATCTTAGAACACTTAACAAAGATACCAGTAACAATTCAAGCAGATGAGTTAATGGAAGAATACAAGGGTTACAGTAAGGATTTAAGAATCTTAACATACAAAATGCTTCTTGATAAATTCAATGAGAAGTACGACCACCTAACAGGGAAACAAAAAGAGGTTTTAAGAGAGGTAATTACCTCAGTTGATAATACAGATAAATTAAAAGAGTATTATAACGGCAGAATTACAGAAGTACAGAATTTATTAGAAGGTAAAATTACCAAGATTAAAGACGAAGTACTTAAGATTAAAATTACAGAAGTTTTAAAGTACGTTAAGCCTCTAGAAAAGACTGAAAAAGTTACTAACGACTGTATCATTAACTTGTTACAATATTACGAACTCGTTAATGAACTATAATGGCAACCAGACAGCAGCTAAAAGACGAGCTCAAACAACAGCTTAGAGAGGAATCAACCTCTGGAGCAGCTGGTGCGTACAACACTCCATACGCTTTTAATCCAAATAAAAAAGCACAAGGTACTTCACGTAACTACTACTTAAAGATGGGCTGGAAGCTTGTCAATAAGAATAAAGTACGTAAAGCAGCTAAGGGTATGGAATACAAAGATCTTTGGAAATAAACAATACCTATTTATAACATATGAAAAGCCTACAAAATCGATACAATCTTATCAAAGAAGGTAAAGGCAATAAAGAAATCTTCCTAAAAGAAGTTAAAGCTGAATTCCCTCAGTATATCTCTAACGTTCAAACGTTTGATCAAGTTATTCACTCCCTTGTTGAGAAAGGAATTATCAACGAAAGCATAGTATTAGTATCTGCTAACAAGCCTCAAAGCACAGACTGGTTTAAAGTATTCAAAGAGAACACAGAGAACATTAAAGCAGAATTAAAAGATACCGATAAAGACGTAGTTGAGAAAGAAACTGCCGGATACGATTATAAAGCTAAGAATAATAACAACATCTCTACAGCAGAAATGCTTAAAGGTTACTATGTTGAAATGAAGGATCCTAAGAATGCTGAAAAGACAGAAGATCAAATCAAAGCAATCGTAGTTAAAAATCTTGAGAAAGATCCTTTGTTCTACGTAAAAGACGGAGAATTTGGAATCAAGGGATTAGGATACTCCGATAACCATCCCGGTCTAGGACCAACAAAAGAAGTAACAGGTAAATACAAATCTTCAGGAATGGAACCTGTTAAATTAAACGAGTCTTTAGCTGGAGAGGAAAAGTATGTAGTTTATAGCTACCCGGATGGACAAAAAGATAAAAAAGAGCTACACGAAAAAGGTTTACTCCTTAGTAAAGCTAAACTTAAAGCTGGTAACTTAAATATAATGCATAAGGAAGACTCTGATATCTACAGTTATATGAAACAATCTGAATGGGAATCACAGCATGGTACCTTATCAGAAGCAAAGAAAAGAGCTATCGAAAAACAAATCGACCAGATTGAAAAGATGGGCGAAGTAGCTGCTTGGGAGAATAGAATTATGAAAATCCAAGAGAAGATTGAAGAGTTAACTAATAAAATGACCGTAACAGAAGGTGATGACGTTAAGGATATGGTCGACAAAAAGGCAGTTAAAGAGCTTAAGAAAGATATCGCTTTATTAACTAAGAAAAAAGCTCTATACGAAAAGCAAAAAACAAAAGCTGCCGGTAGAGTAAAAGATAAATCAGCTATGCAGACCGCAGCCGGTGAAGGTACTACTGTAATGGAAAAAGAAGAAAAACCTTTCACTCCTCCAACAGATCCCGATAGGGAAAGAGCATTTGCTTCTATGAAAAGAGATACTGCTCCAAAACCAAAGAAAGAATCTTGGTCCGGAATGGTTAGAGAATTAATAAATACAAAGAATTTAAAAGTAAAATAATGGATAAGAGTTTACTTATTGAAACTATATCCTTCCAACCCCGTGCTTTAAAGTTATCTGAAGCAAAGGGGAGTTCTGGTCTTCCATTAGTAGAAGGTGTTTTAGCAACCGCTGAAATAAAGAACGGTAATGGAAGGTATTACAGCAGAAAGATTTGGGATAGAGAAATCGATAAGTACATGGACTCTGTTAAAAATAATAGAGCAGTTGGTGAGTTAGATCACCCTGAATCTACTGTTATTAACCTTAAGAATGTATGTCACAACATCAAAGATATTTGGTGGAACGGTGATCACATCATGGGTAAGATTGAAATTCTACCTACTCCGTCTGGAAACATCTTAAATGCATTGATTAATTCAGGCATTACCGTTGGTGTATCTTCTAGAGGAATGGGTTCAGTAAGACAGATGGGAGAGACATTAGAAGTTCAAGAAGACTTTGAATTACTATGTTTCGATTTTGTATCTACCCCATCAAACCCAGGTTCCTGGATGCACCCTCTACACGAAGGTTTAACTAAGACCGTAAGTCAGTACAATAAAGCTAATGAAATCATAAGAGAAATTTTATGTGCTCATGGCAACTGTC